GATGGCACACGATACAACGCAATTGGCACAGATAGAAAATTATATGTTTTAGAAGAGGGGCTAGCTTACGACATTACTCCTATTAGAAGAACTCAAGCAAGAACAAATCCTTTTACCACCAATGCAACTACTTCTGTAGTAGTCAGTGATACTGATCATGGAGCCTCCAAAGGAGACTTTGTAACCTTTGATTCTTTTTCAGCTATTGATGGTCTTGATATGAATCAAGAATTTGAAATTACTTCTATAGTTAACACAGCGGCTTATGTAGTAACACACACTAGCACTGCCTCTGGGTCTACGTCAGGTGGAGGCGGTACAGGTAATATGAATTATCAAATAAGTATCGGTCCTGAGATATCTACTTCAGCTTTTGGTTGGGGCACAGATACATGGGGAGCTTCAACATGGGGCACACCTAGATCAACATCAAATGTAACATTAGAAGCAAGACAATGGTCATTGGACAACTTTGGTGAAGATCTCATTGCAACAGCTTTAAATGGCGGAGCTTTTAAATGGGACACTTCATCAGGTGTAAGCACAAGAGCTACTGCAATATCTGGTGCACCAACAGCATCAAGATTAAGTTTAGTTTCAACACCTGATCGACACTTAGTTTTTATGGGAACAGAAAATACTATTGGCACAACAACCTCACAAGATGATTTACTAATTAGATTTTCTGATCAAGAAAATATCACCACATATCAACCAACAGCAGAAAACACAGCAGGATCTTTAAGAATTGCTGATGGATCCAGAATAAGAGCAGCAGAAAGATCAAGAGGACAGATACTTGTTTGGACAGATACATCATTACACTCAATGCAATTTATCGGTCCACCTTTTACTTTTGGTTTACGTCAATTAGGTCAAAACTGTGGAATTGTTGGTAGTCACGCAGGTCTTGATTTAAATGGTGTTGCTTATTGGATGTCTCAAGACTCATTCTTTCTATTTGATGGTACAGTTAAAAAATTACCGTGCACCGTGGAACAATTTGTTTTCGATAACTTAAACATCACATCAGCAGAAAATGCTTTTGTAGGTCACAATGGAGAATTTAACGAGGTTATGTGGTTTTATCCCAGAACAGGATCAGATATAGTTAATGCTGTTGTTGCTTATAATTACCTAGAACAAACTTGGTGGACAGGAACTTTAGATAGAACAACATGGATAGACAGAGAGGTCTATTCTAATCCAATTGGAACAGATTATCTGCAAACGACCACAGCTAATAATGAGACAATTTTAGGACTAACAGACGGTGCTACTCAAATGTATTTACATGAAACAGGTAATGATGCTGATGGAGAAGCTATGACTGCTTTTGTAAAATCTGGATCAGTTGAAATAGGCGAAGGTAATGATATACTTTATGTGCAGAAATTAATTCCTGATATTCAAAATCAATCAGGAACATTAAATATGAAATTAGAATTTAAATACTATCCTAATACAAGTACAAGCACAATAAAAACAGCAACCTTTACTGACACAACTGATTTTGTGAGTTTACGAGGTCGAGGTAGGGAATTCACTGTCAATGTTGTTTCTAATACTACGGGCACTTCATGGAGGCTCGGAACACAACGTTTTGATGTTCAACCAGACGGTAGGAGATAATACTGTTAGAAATAAATAAAAATATAGACACAAGTAACTTTAGTTTTTCAAAACCTTATTTCTTTAAAAATTTTTTTACATTACAGCAAGAAATAGATTTTAACAAAACAGTTCATTACTTAGATTTTTCTGAAAAATCTAGTACAGTAGAAGATTGTAGAATTCAAATAACAGACTTGAATAAGTTTGAAGAACTTAAAGATATTCAGGATAAAGTAACTTCTCACTTTAATTGTCCAAATAAAAAAATAAATACTCATATCTTTGCTTCTATTAATAAATTTGGTGTAGCAAAAACTCATGAGGATCATGAGGGAGTTTTTTTATTATGTACCTTCGGAAGAGTTGTTTATAACATTTATGCTACTGTAGATAACTTTGATAGCCTTTTAATGGAAAAAGGAGATTTGTTATACATTCCTCCTGGTACTTATCATTCAGCAATTCCACTTTGCCCAAGAGTTATAGTAAGCATAGGAGCATATTAAAAACTATCTTCAGTGAAACTACTAGGAATTAGAATCTGTGAACACGATAGTAATTTTAGTTACTTTGACGGTGAGAAAGTTCATTATTTAAAGACTGAAAGAAAATATCAGATTAAACATCATGGAGTTAATCATTTACAAGAATGGGAACAAATTATTTTTGAACAATGGAATATTAACTCTAAAGTATTAGACGAAATAGCTATTGTTTTTGACCCATGGTTATATGACTTAAGTACGAGAGAGGATTGGTTTTATCCCTCAATTGAGATTGATTTTCCTGCAAATTGTAAAGTTACCAGACTAAATCATCATTATGCACATCATTTAAGCTGTTTTCCTTTGTGTGATTCTATCAATCTAAATGGAGTGGTTATGGATGGCTTTGGAGATTACGACAGATGTTGGAGTGTATTTAGAAATAATAAGTTAATCAGTGAGGGATCGGTCAAACAAAATGGCTCTATTGGATTAGAGATGTCTGAGATTGGTAAACATTTTGATTTACAGGGACATTATTTAGATATAGCTGGCAAGATAATGTCTCTTCAAAGTTATGGAAACATTGATCAAGAACTAATTAATTTTCTAAAAAAATTTAAGATAGAGGAAACAGGTCATATTTTTAATATTTATTATGGCCTAGACAAAAGTAAACAAGACTGGTTAAGAACCATACATGAATATACAGCAGATATTTTAATAGAATTCATGAAAAGATTTTTTTCAAAAAATGAAGTTTTTTGTTTTTCAGGAGGAGTTGCCTTAAATGTTTGTTGGAATACAAAGATTAAAAAATATTTCAAAAACATTATTATTCCACCTCATTGTGGTGATGAAGGACTTTCGTTAGGAGCATTAGAGTATTTGAGGATAAAACACAATTTACCTAAACTTAAATTAGATAATTTTCCTTATTGTCAAAGTGATGAACAACCTAGCATACCTCCTAATATTAGCTTAATTAAAAAAACATCCGAGCTATTAAAGCAACAAAAGATAATAGGATGGTATCAAGGTAATGGTGAAATAGGTCCTAGAGCATTGGGTAATAGATCAATACTGGCTGATCCTAGAGATAGAGAGATGAAAAACAAAGTTAATAAAATTAAAAAAAGAGAAGACTTTAGACCTTTTGGATCATCTACTATTAATAAATCATATAATAGAAGCGACTATATGCTGTTTGCTTATCCAATTAACTCAAAGAAATATCCCGCTATTGCTCACGTAGATAATACTTGTCGTCATCAAACCTTGTATAATTCTTCTTTATTTAAAGATTTAATAGAACAATTTTATGTTGATACAGAATGCGATACTTTATTGAATACTAGCTTAAACATAAATGGAAAACCTATAGCATCACATAAATCAAATGCTCTGGATATATTAAATAACAGCGAACTAGATGGATTAGTATTTGGCAATGAATTATATTTGAAATAATGAATCCTTTAAATGTTCTAAATCACTGGAAAAATCAGCCTTATAAAAGAACAAACTACGAGAACATACAAGTTCATTATGGTGATCTCAAGTTTATTAAAATGAAGCCAAAATCTTTTATTGCATTGACTCCAGGATTACTTACACTCATTCTTAAGAAAAAAAGAGAATGGATACTTCAAGAAGTGAGAATAAACGAAGAAATTAATCTTATTAATGACACCAGTAAAATCTTATATTACACTATTGAGGATTCCGTATTTTTTGATGAAGAAAAAGAACTAAAGGTGTCAGTAAGACCTGATATAGGAGAAGAACTAAAAGAGGGAGAAATATGGATTTAATAAAAAAAATATCATATATTGAGCTATGGCAAAATTAACATTACAAAGATTTCCAGATCCAAGACCTGAGTATGACTCAGCTCAATCAGCAGAACTAATTAGACAGTTGGAAGAGTTAATTCAACAACTTAACACTCAATATACACAAGACACACAAGAGGAGGCCACAAGAAGATCTTGGTTTTTAAATTAAATGGCTGACGTATTTAGAAGATTTACACAAAAGGCAGCTAACACTAATCTTATAACTATCTTTACAGTGCCCACTGCAAATGTAGCAGCCACACCTCCAACACCTGTTTCTACATTTATTGTTAAGACAATTGTCCTTCACAATGACTCAGGATCAGGAACGGTTAACGCAAAAATAACCCATAACAATGGGACAACTGATATTGAGATTAATGATATTGACGTTGCGCATGGTTCTACACAACAGCTTAATGGACCTTTTGTTTATGAGGCGGGTGACTCACTAAAAATTCAAGCATCGACCACGGATCTAACATCTGACATATCAGTATTAGAGGTCAAACAACAACAGTAATGAAAATTGATTTATTCTCTATTCCTATATGGATAGGAAACATAGAGGCATCGAAAATAGAAATTAAAAACAAAGAATCTAGTCCTACTTTTTTATCAGATATTAAGACTAACTTTGATTCAAAGAACATTATAGACAAAGAAGCTGTTCAGTATCTTTATCAAACCATTGTTAAACTGTTAGATGAAAAAATAACTTCTCCTTATACTGTAGAGTTACAGCATATTTGGGAAAATCATTATGAAGAATTTGATTTCCAAGAGGCACATACTCATCCTAATTCAGATTTTTCTTTTATAATTTACAAAAAAATAAAAGAATCTAGAACAGTTTTTTTAAGTCCTTTTAGACATCTATTAGGAGCTTATTACTTTTCATGTGATAAAAAACAAGATATTATGGGAGGAGAATTTTATATGCCAGAATGTCGCGAGAATCAAATTATTGTGTTTCCAAGTTTTCTTGAACACTGTGTTAAAAAAACAAGTAATGCAACCACAGTTGCAGGGAACTTTAGATTAACTTTTAACTAATGAATTTACAGGATTTTTATTGGTATTTTGAAGGAGGACTACCTAAAGAACAATGCGATGAGTTACTGGCTCTAAAACAAAAATACAAAATGGAAAAAGGAACTGTCAGTGAAGACAACGTTCTTAGAAAAAAAGATAGAACTTCTGAAATATTTTTTACTTCAGAACAATTTATATACGATTATATAAGTCCTTTTGTAGAGGCAGCAAATAAAAACGCAAAATGGAACTTTGATTTTGACTGGGGAGAAGCGTCTCAATTTACAGAGTACAGAAAAGGTGGATATTACAATTGGCATCAGGATTCTTTTAATCGACCTTGGAATAGACCAGAGTTTCCAAATATTCACGGTAAAATAAGAAAACTATCTGTAACTGTCACTCTTTCCGATCCTGAAGAATATGAAGGAGGAGACTTAGAATTTAGCATACCTGTACCAATTTCAGGAAAAACAGAGTTTAGAAAAGAAGAAAAATTTAGAACTAAAGGCACGGTCATTGTTTTTCCTTCTTTCGTTTGGCATCGAGTTACAAAAGTAACAAAAGGAACTAGAGACTCATTAGTTATATGGTGGGCAGGACTTCCTTTTAGATAACAAAACCTATTGATTTACTGTCTTTTCGCCTATAAAACTATATTATGGTGAAAATTGTAGATGAACCGAAAATATTACGTTATGACGAAATAGGTGGTAAAAAAATTCCTGTTTATAGTGCTAAAGTAGAGACTGTTGTCACCAACATTAAAACAGGTCAAGAGTATAGTTCACACGAAGAATGTCAGGCAGATATTGACAATTCAGAAACAGACACAACAGAAGCAGATATTAGAAGAGATGTTCACGTAACAGCTCCAAATGTATTTGCAGGGGCACATACGTTGCCAGAGTAAAAAATTATGCAAGAAAAGGAATACGCACAGGTTTATGAATTAGGTCTCGGATCGCTGATTGGGGATTTCTTTCAAAATGTTAAAGACACTGTAACAGGTGTTGCTAAAGCTGTAGCTCCTATCGCTCCCTTTGTTTTACCTTTTATAGCTCCAGGAATTGGAAGTTTAGTCGGTGGCAAACTAGGTACTTTTCTTGCAAGTCGATTAGGTCAAGCAGCATTAGGTGCAGGTATTCAAGGATTAGCAGGAAAAAAACCTGCTGACATAGCAAAAAGTTTAGCTCTTCAAGTTGCCACCACAGGTATTCAAGGAGCTTTAAGAGGTGGAGAGGGAACTATTGGTCAAAAATTTATGAGTGGTGTGACAGGAAGAGAAATACCACAAGTAACAAATATACCTGTGAATGAAAAATTTGCTAATGCAATTCAAGGAGATATTAATGTAGGTAATATGACTCCTAATACAGTGACGGAAGCTTTTTCTGGTATTAACACTCCTCCACCAACACCTGAAAAAGGTTTTTTTGGTAAAGCTGGAGATAAATTTATGGCATCGCTTGATCCAAGAAAACGAGCAATTAATCCTGAGTTTTCAAAAATGAAAGCTTTGGGAGAGATAACAGGAAATACTATTTCAGATGAGGCAATAATATCTTTAGGCATTCCTAAAGAATCAAGTTTTATGTACCAATATGGTCCATCAGCTTATGGAATTCTTTCTAGTCTTCCTGTAGCTGAAAACTTATATAATCAATACTTTAATCCTCCTGAAGAAGAAGAAGCGTCTGAAAACCTATATGCAATGAACCCTTCTCAATATCAAATTGGTTCTATTACAGGATACAATCCTGATGGTTATTATATGCCTTCTGTAGCAACAGCAGCTGAGGGAGGTGAAGTAACAGGATTTGCAGAGGGTGGAGGTCGACAAATAGAACACCCTGATGGAGATGTAAAAGATCATCCTAAACGTATTGGAGAGATCGTGGGTCGTGGAACAGGGACCTCGGATGATATTCCTGCGATGTTAAGTGATGGTGAATTTGTAATGACTGCTCAAGCTGTTCGAAACGCTGGTGGTGGATCGAGAAAAGTGGGAGCAAAAAATATGTATAAAATGATGAAAAGTTTAGAAAACGGTGGTAGTTTATCACAACAAAGCATAGGAATGGCATAATGGTAACAACAGAACAAATTGTAAGAGAAGCACCTGAAGTAGAAGCTAGGAAACTAGGGCTCTTAGATACTGCAAAAAATTTAGCTTCAACTCCTGTTGGTGGATTTCGCTATGACGATTTAGGAAACCCTATTTTAGAAAATGTTATTGATCCTGTAACAGGTCTCCCTGTAAAAGACGAAGATGGCAATGTAATTCAACGTCCTGTTAGAGTAGGACTACCTCAACAACAAATAGCTGGATTATCTCCTCAACAACAAAGAGCTCTTCAAGTGGGCGAATCAGGCGTAGGTTCTTTTGCTCCATTTTTATCTAGTGCTCTTCAATCACAAGCCGCGGGTCTTGGAACGTTAGGTCAAGCAGCAAGTGCCTATACAGATATTGGAACTGCTCCAACTATGGAACAGCTTCAACCTTTTATGAACCCTTATCAACAGTCAATTCAAGATGAAATTAATCGTGCCTATAATATTGCAGAGCAAGGTGCGGCCGCTCAAGCTATTGATGCAGGTGCTTTTGGTGGCGATAGAGAAGGTATTCAAAGAGCAGAATTAGAACGTAATCGTGCCTCAGCTTTAGCTCAATCTCAAGCACAAGCTTTTCTCAATGCACAAAATCAATTTGGAGCAAGACAACAAACCTCAGCCGCAGGTTTAGGTGCGTTAGCTCCTCAATATGGAACAATAGCAGGACAACAAGCAGGTTTAGGACAAATGGGTCAGGCAAGTACTGGTCAAGACATTAATACATTATTAGGCTTAGGTGGACTGACACAACAGTTCGGATCAACAGGTCCTACAGGAACATTTACTCCAGGCCAAGCTCAGTTAGACGCAACAAGAGCTAACCAAGTACAAAATTTGTATGAACCTTATCAACGATTAGGTTTCTTATCTGATATTTATCAGGGAGCACCAACATCACAACAAACAATTCAAACACAAACAGCACCTAGCACTCAAGCTTCTCCTCTCGCACAAATTGCAGGTTATGGTATCGCAGGTCTTAGTGCCTTGGGTGGCTTACAAGGAAGTGGAGGATTATTCTAATGATGAATCAAGTTATGCAACGACCAATGTTTGCGATGCCTGTTAGAAGAGAGACTGGAACACCAGAGGGTGGAGAGACAACCTCTACTACTCGTGTTATGCAAGGCCCTATAGATTCTTTTAAATTTAATTTACTAGATAAATTAGGAGTTATTAGTAATAAAACTTTTAAGCCTGATGTTCCTGACCAAGATTTTCAAATTAATATTGATGATGCAATGGCTAATCCTCAGTTGTTAAACGATGTCTTTAATATGATTATACAGTCAACAGGTTTTAACTTAGATTCTTTTATGAACATGGGGAGATCACAGCAGCAAGACTACCTTAATACCATTAAGGGAAAATTAATCTTTGGTAAAGCTGAAGGTGGTGAAATGAAGTCTGATGCTGTTGGCATTGCTGATGGATTAGATCAAGAAGAACAGATGTCCGTGGACCGTGATCCGTCAAAAGACGGTATCGCTAAGGTTTCTCCTGAACAGTATGTTTCATTAATGAACGAGGTTCGTGGAGACGAAGTTCCTATGGAAGGAAGAGTTCAAGAACTAGCAGGCGTTGTTGGTGAAAAGGATGCCACTGACACACCTTTATCTGTTCTAGCTTTAGTGCAACCTGTTTTTGAAATGAAAGAACAACAAGGTATTGCTCAAACTCAACAAGGACAACAAATGATGGCTCAAGGACCTATGCCAATGGCTTCTGATCAATTAGCTAATCCACAAAACATGGGAATTGTAAGAGCTAACACAGGACTAATTGTTGATGGAAATTTTGATTATGGAAATATGCCCTCTACTACTATTCAAGGTGATTCTACTTTTGCAAATACAATGACCCCTACTCCAACACCTACACCTAATTTTATGGATGCTTCAGGAACGTTAATTTCTGATTTTATGAAAGAATACATAACTCCAGTAAAGATGGATGCTTCTAGTCTTCAAAGTGAAATTGATTTATTAAGAGGAATTATGGGAGATTCTAAAGTAGAAGGTAGACAAGCTTTAGCTACAACAGGAGTTGATCTAGGTTTACGATTAGCGGCAGGTGAAGATCCCAATACTCTTTTACGAGAAGGCGCTGCAAATTTCTTTGCAATAACAAAGGCTGTTAAAGATCAAGATAAAGCAATAGCACTTCAAGCTTACAAATCATTATTGGCAAGAAAAAATTCAATGACTGAAAGACAATTTGGTTTAGCTAAAATGGGACTAGAAAATCAATTAAAAATGATTTTTGAACAATCAAAAGGCATGGAAAAACCAGGATATTATCGAGATCCTAACTCAGGAAATATTGTTGTTTTAGATCAAATAAAAGACGCATCAAAAATTAGAGATTTATTGGCAAGTGGATTTACTCCTGTTTCAGCTACAGCGCAACAACCTCTTATAGAACAAACTTTTTCTACAATAGAGGGAATTAAAGACGGTGGTGAAATTGTAAAGAGAGCTAACGGAAGTGATCAAGGTGGAGAATCAAAAACAGGTAGTGGTATAACTTATGAAGAAGCCATGGAAGGTATTGAAAGTGGAGATATGGGAGTTACTCCTGAACAACAATTCGGTAGTGGTGGCATGGAACTTATTAAAGATAAAAACACAATTACCAAATATCAAAACAGAATTATTTTAAGTCTAGAATTAGAAAACTTACTAGAAGAAGCTATCGGATTGATTGATAACAATCCTAAACTAGCAGGTTTAGTGGGTGACGCAATACAAGTAGCACAAAAAGGAGTTTTACCTATAAATCAAATTTTTGAAGTATTTGGTGGAGCAACTCCTATTCCTGAACGTGTTACTGAATTTTTATCTGATCCAGCTATTCAAAGATTATCGACTTTAGAACAGTTGATACCTGAAAAACTTATTAACTTTCAAAAAGACATTTCCTCCTCTCGTATTCCAGCGATGAATAGAATTGCTGATCAAAGAGGTAAGTTAAATATTTCAGGTTTTAGTGATGCTACTAGAGCGATTAATACTTTAAAAGGTATTTTATCAGATGTGAGAGATGGAGCTAATATGATGAGAAGTGGAATTGGCAGACCTATGGTTGATTATGGTTCAAAATTAGGTCAGATTTTACAACAGTTTAATATAACAAAAGATGATGACTTGGTAAAAATAGCTTTAGAGGCAATAGAAGAAAGACCTGAAGCTGAAGCACAAATACTAGACTCTTTACTAGAAAAATTAAAACAACAGTCAGGTCGATAAAATGGTCGATAAAAATATTTTTTTAGAAGAGATAGACGATCTTCAAAAGAAAAAAGAAGAAAGAATAGAAGAGTTACAACAATTTAAAACTGAAGAAACTCCTAATGTATTCTCATTATTAATGGACTCTTTTGTTCAAAGTCCTACAAGTAGTATCATAAAAGCAGCAGAAAGAGATGAAAGTTTTTTTAATGCGAAAGAGATGAAAGAAATTTTTTCTCAAAGAAAAGGAATAGAAAAGTATGGTTTAAATAGAGAAACATTTGAAGCTGTAGGTGGTATCTCAGGTTTAGCTGTAGCAACAAGAGCCTTAACATTAAGAGCTCTTCCTTATGTCCCTAGTGTCCCAGGTAAAATACTATCTTTAATTTTATATGATGCTTTGGGAGCCACAGCAGGCGCTCAAGCGTTTGACTTAATACAAAGTCAATCTACAGGAGAAGAAATGAGTCTTTGGGAGCAATTAGAGGTGTTGCCTGAAGATTTTAAAACAGGTTTAACTTGGGCTAGTATAGGTCCTATGGCTGAATCAGCTATTCAAGCTTTTAGAGTACTTTTATCTAGTGGAGTTATAAAAGATAAAAGTCTTGTTGAGGCATTTAATAAATCAAAAGAATATTTAGGAGACAGACTAGCTTTTACCATAGGAGACTTGGACACAACAACAGGGGTAGGTAAATTTATAAACGTTGCTAGAATGGGTTTCGCTCAGATTCCATTTTTAGGAACTAAATTAAAAGGTGCAACAGCAGAAAGAGCAACTAAACTTTTTGATTTATTAGGAGACTTTTCTAATAAAATGGGTAAAGGATTGGATGACGATACCCTTGCAAGAAAGATTTTTGAACAGTCAAACAAGGCCTATGGTGTTTTTAAAAAAACTATGGGAAGAATTAGTGATGAAATAGTTAAAGCAGAAAAATTAGTTCCTAACAAAGGAAAGGTAATTCCTGTTAATAACATGAGAAATTTTTTAACAGAGTACATTGATGATTTTGAAAAAACATACGGTAAAAGTGTAGCTAAAACAAATGACCCAGGTTATAACGAGTTTTATACTTTTGCTAAAAGATTTGTAAGCCTTTATCCTGAAAACGCTAGAATAAATTACACAGGTTGGAAAGCTGTAATGGAACAGTTAGAAAATGCAGTGAAAAATTCTAGAGGAAAACCAGGAACTTCAAAACAGAAACTAGGTTCATCATTTGATGAAATGAGAAAACTATTAAGTGATGCTAACGCTGATGATTTTCTAGCTAAGTTTTCAAAAGGAGATCAATCTTTAATTAAAAATTATATTCAACAAATTCAAGATTTTAGACAAATATATTCAACAGCTAGAGAACCTTTTGAAAGAGTCGTAGCTGGAGAAATTGAAAAAGTAGATGATATTTTTACTGCTTTGAGTGGTAAGTTTAAAGGAGAATCAAAAAAATATGTTGATGAATTAGTTGCTCCTTTACTTCGAAGAATGTCTCCTTCAGCAGTTGAGGATTTAATTAAGATAACTGGTGGTGATAGAAAATTAGCAGGTGAGTTAGTAAGAACTTGGTTTGATGATGCTTTTGCTAGTTCAACAAGAAACATTAAAGAATCAGGAATGGATGTTTTAGATACAGGAACATTGTTAAAAAAGTTAGGATTAGACGGTTCAGGAGGAAAAGTAAAAGGTAAAGCTTTTAATCAATTAGTAGATTTGGTAAACGAGTCACTTCCTACATCTCAAAGATTACCTAATGACTATGTTGCTGATTTAATTAGTATGTTGACGAGACAACAAAATATTAATATACCAGCGACAGCAACTTTCTTGAGAAGAAGTATTGCTATTGGTGGTATGGGGGGATCAAGAGCAATTACTAACAACCCAATTGCTAAAATTGCTAAAGTAGTTCTTGGTGGTCCTTTAGGAGTCGTAGGTTCTATTATAGGTGTCAGAAGCTTTTCTAATTTTTTAACAAGTCCTGAAACTTTGAAATTTGCTATTCAAGGATTTGATTCAACTCTACCTGCTATACAAAGAAAGACAGCATACGTGCAGTTTTTTAGAGCTTTAAAAGGAGATTTAGAACAAAGAGCAAAGGATGCTGCTATTAACACAGAATTACAAGCTTTAGATCCTAGTTTTAATCCTGATATAGTAAAAGAAGCACAAGAAAAAATAGACGGTTTATTAGACAATATTCAGTTATTTGAAAAAGACCCAAGTAAGACTGATCAATTAGATCAAATAATTAAAGAAGTTGATACCTTTCAAGGAGATTCAAACATATTCTTAGATGAACTTGATAATTTACAAGAAAGCACAGAAGACACTTTACCGAGCACCACTTTACCAAGTGGAGGCAGTGTTATTTTTTCAGAACCACAAGTTCAAAGAGGAGATACAGGGTCCGAAGTTATTGAACCTTTGTCCGTTCCTCAATTAAATTTAGCTTCCATAAGTGGAGAAATTGGTGGTTCTCCTAATCCACAAACAATGTCAGGTTTAGAATCTGTTGGCCTACCTTTATTCAATGCAGCAGATGGAGGTATCGTGGACCTCTATGAGTCTAAAAAATTTAAAAGACCACAGGTGGTAGCATAATGGCAACTTTGCAAGAAAAATATGATGCTGGTAAGAAAGCATATGCAGCTAGTTTAAGAGCTAATCGTGGTCAAGCAGGAGGCAGTAGTTCTATACCCTCTGAAGGAAAAAAATCTGCTTTTAGAGAACTTCAAAGACAAAAATTCTTTGGTGATCGTAGAGACATACCTACAGAAAGAATTGATAGAAGAACTCGTCAAGAGGGAAATCTAAGACAGTTTAAAGATTCTTTGATAAGAAATGACAGAGTTTTAAAAGATTCTAAAGGTAATACAGTTTTAAACACGAATACTGGAGAACCTATATTTTTATCTGAGACACCAGGAGGTAGAAACGTATCCGATGTTGCGAAAGATTTGGCTTTTCGATTTGGCCCTACTCCTAAAGAAATAGTAGGAGATATTGGCTATGGTCTTGGAAGTATTGCTAAAGGTTTCGCTGAAAAGGGAACTCCTTTAATATCTTTGTTAAGAGGATTATATGGCAAAGGAAAAGATTTTTTCACTCAAGGTATTCCAAGTGCTTTGAAAGGTGAAAGTCAGTTTGATACTTCACAGGCAAGAGATCCTTTTTCAAGTGGAGCAGATGCAACAGGAGGAGCTTTTGTAGGCCCCACCTTTAATGATCAAAAAATTAATCCTAATCGTTTAGACAGTATTTTTCCTCCAAGTAAAATGGATGATCAAACTTTTGAAAACGAAGTTATGAAATATTTAAGTAATACAAATATTAATGATTATAGAGCAGATAATGTGGGACTACCAAGTCTATTAGACTTATATAATTTTAGTCAAAATCCTCAAATAAACACTAACATGGGCAACTTTAGATTGGACAATGCCTTTACAGGAGATCCAAGAATTGGATACAGTAATACTGTTATGATTAATGGTGTTCCTGTTGATTTAAGTGCTAATATAGGAAAAGGTGGTAATCTTGGTTTTGGTGCAAGTTTAATGTTTAAAGACGGTGGGACCGTAGACAAATATAGTGGTTTAGGATATAAACTTAGATAGAAAGAAGGAGTAAAACTTATGATTAAAATAACTGATGAGCTAAAGGCTCGAGTCACTTCTGCGGAGGGAATAGTTGATCATGTCTATTTAGATAGTTTAGGTAAAGCCACTATCGGGATAGGTCATCTTATAAAGCCACACGAAAAAGAGAGATTTCCTGAGGGAAAAAAGATTTCTAGAGA